GCTCCTATACCAACACCTGCTCCGACAGCTCCATGTCATGCATTTACAGTACAAAGTAATTCTGGAGCACCTTACGGTTGTTGTGGAGCACCAAACGATACTGTCAAAACAGGGTACTTTAATGCTACCACTGTTGCAGCAGCAACCAGAATGTACTCTGGAGTTGGTTGTTTAAGCTTACTAAGCGGTACAAGATACGTTGTTGATCCAAGTGATGACTCAGTATTCTTTACATTTGTAAACGGAATAAAAATAGGTGGAGCAAGTAGCTGTAGTAGTGTAAATTGTGAATAATAAGATATGAGAATACCAGACTTTCAATTTATCAACCCAGGAGAACAGACAACTTCTTTTATATTCAACTCGACAGGTAGTGCGTGGACTGTAAAACAAGTTAATATAAGTGTAAACGATTCTGCTAATACTAATCTTTTTGATGTACTACAAAACGTAACTTCATTAGCATTTACTTTTGATAATGTTTCCTACTCTACTACTGTTCTAAGTAGAATACAGAGAGCTAACTTTTTTCATTATGAAATTGAAGATTTTGTAATACCGTCCGGTTCTACAGTGACTGCCAATACAAAATACGAAACCACTCTAGTTCCTGGACCAGATGTAACAGGATTTCAAAATAGTGAATTTGAAGTTCTTATTTCTAATGCTACAGCAACTAGAACTAATTCACACATATACGAAGTAGATAGGTCATCTCAATTTATTATACCAGGAAACTATAATAATATAGTCTCAGAATCAGCAGAATATGCTGACATACCCGATTCTAATTACACATCAGAAGGTTTAATTAACAGTAGGTATGCAGGAGCAAAAACTAGTACAGAGGACTTTGGAGTTGAACCACTTATTGGAGGAACCTTATTTGAAGGAGCAACTTACTTACTAACAGCGTCTAACAACTTTATATGTTCGCAGTCTCTAGAAGACAGAACATTAGAAGACTTATTATTTTCTATCACAGCAAGTGCAGCACAAGATAGTGAGGTACCGATAGTAGACTCTAAAATATTTCAACTAGAAGGAAGTAAGATACTTCCTATAAAGAATAGTAAGGTATGGGTTAAGAGTAATACATCAATTATACAAACAGATCAAAATGGTATTGTACAGTCTACCATAACTCAATGTACTGTCGATTAAAAACATTAAAACAATATATTTATATAAAAGAATTAAATTATGGGATATTTAAATAACTCGGTCGTAACAGTAGATGCGATCCTAACAAAGAAAGGAAGAGAGCTCTTAGCAAGAGGAGACGGCTCTTTCAAAATTACACAATTTGCCCTTTCGGACGATGAAATTGATTATACGTTGTATAATACTACTCATCCATCTGGATCGGCGTTTTACGGCGAGGCTATAGAAAATATGCCTTTGCTAGAAGCTTTTCCTGATGAGAATCAGATAATGAAATATAAGCTATCAACTCTGCCAAGAGGTACATCTAAGCTACCGTTACTTGAAGCAGGGTACTCTTCTATTAGAATAAAACAAGGAGCTTCTCTTGCAATTACTCCTCAAACTTTAAACTATTTAGGAGCAACATCAACCTTTGAAGCAGGTGGATATACAGCAACTATAGCTGATGTTAGAGTACTTTCTAACTTCACAGGAGTAGGTGTAAACACAGAAGAAGCAGAAAGATTAAATAGTACAACTACAATAGGAACTAACGTCTCTAAGACAGTTATAGGAACCTCTATTAATCTTACAGCAACTACTATTAATACACTGTTCGGAACAACAAGAACTCAACTACAGACAACAATTTCGTTGATAGGAAGAGATTCAGGAGCAAGGGTATCTATACCGGTAACTATAATCAAAGTAAATAATTAATTATGTCATTTAAAAGATTAGATCAAGAAGATATCGTAATAAGTGCTGATTCAATAACTGCCCCAGCGTGGTCAGATAATCAGACAACATTAACAGAGTTTTATACATCGTCCGCACAAGTATCTAGAAATAGTGGAGACTACTACTATGATACTTATCAAACAGGATCAGGCTTAACAGGAGCAGCAATACAGTTTTCCTTAGCCTATGGACATGTAGCAGGTAGTGGTTCACTTCCTTTTAATCCAGGAGTGGCAGGAGCTGCACCATCTCAGGTAGTATACAAACAGTTTAGAAACCTAGTAAATGGAACTGAAGAAACGAACTTAGGATTCGCTGGAACAACCGTAGAGTCTATATATGCAGTTTCAATAGAAAGAGCAAGATTCAAAGAAAAATTACTCCCAGGATCTTTACTTCTAACTCTATCAAGCTCAGCAGGAGACATTAAACTTACAGATGATAGTAATTATGTAACTACGGTCACATATGGAGATTCTGGTAGAGAGTTTAACCTAGTTAGTGCTAGTTCAGCAGGAGTAAGATTTACAGGTAACGGTACAGACGGAGTATATGGGTATAATACAGCATCAGGATCCTTTGGTAAATTTTTACCGGATATAGGAGCTATATTACTTAACGGAGATGCATTAGACTTAGCACCTGCAAACGGAGGTATAACTTTAGGTACTGCAGCAGGAGTTGGATCTAACAGTGCCAACATTACTAAGATTTATAATGCTATAAATGATGGAGGAAACTTTGTACTAAGATCAGAAGAGACAGTATCATCTAACTACATATTTGTTAGAGCAAGAAATAGTGAATTTAACTACTCTACCAATCCATCTAATATAACAGGATCAGGAGAACTTAGACATAGCGCAATGATTGACTCACCTCAAGCTTACGTTACGTCTGTAGGACTTTATAACGATAATAACGATTTACTTGGAATAGCAAAACTTTCTAGACCACTATTGAAAGACTTTACAAAAGAGTCTTTGATTAGAGTAAAGCTTGACTATTAATGAATGGGAGCTTGGAAAAAACTAAATCAACAAGATGTATATCTGACAACATATACAGCTAAAAAGTCTTGGACTATTGAAAGTAGTTCATTTAATTCTCAAGGCAGTGTTCGTCAATATCTTGCTCATTCTCAATCATCTACTACTTTTGATCTGAGAGATGAAGATCTAACAGGAGGACCAGATAGTGGCTCTGATAGTGCTAGATACCACCAACCGTTAGTTTATAGAAGTATAGCTCAGCTATATTATCAACAGTATGATACGGCATCTGGTGAACTATTAACATCAAGTAGTTTTGATAATTATCTAGAATCGACTTTAGAAACCGGTAATAGAAGATTAAAAAAAGATGCAATAGTATATAGCATACCAAGAAACAGAATTGGAACTCATATTGAACCCGGTACACTATCTTTAGGTTCAGAACAATACTACTGGAGATCAGCAAGTTTTTCATCAGGAGGTTATGCAGCAGAAGGAAAGCTGGTATACGACGATGGAGAGGGAGTATTGAGAAGAGACAACGTTTCTGGATCTGCTATAGGAAATATAATATATTCACACGGGAACATAATCTTAACCGAAGGAGAAGCACACGCATACTATTCAGAGTTTGCAGATCAAGACATTAGCTGGAAATCAAATGTGCCTATTTATACATATAACTACACTGTTAGGCTTTCTGATTATGAGTTTAATTTTACTCAAAATCCATCAGCAATAACCGGTAGTGATAATAGGCTAAGAGACAATGTAACTGGTTCGTATTTTCAACCGTATATTACAACAATTGGTTTATACAACGATAGTAATGAATTAATTGCTGTAGCTAAGTTAGGTAAACCATTACCTAAATCTCAAAATACAGAAACAACAGTACAAATAAAATTAGATATTTAAAATGGGTATAACATTAAGAAATACAAAAGGAACATTTTTATCTCACAACGAGTTAGATACCAACTTTTCAGAACTATATCATTCTAGTTCAGTAAACAACCACGTTATTACTTTATTCTCAGACGGATCAGGTAGTAGCTTTCCTACTATATCACACTCACTAACTATAAATACAGGATCTACTCTACTTCTATATTCTGAAGCTGGGACACAAGCAACCATTACCGGTTCATTAGTAGTTACAGGAGATATAACAGCAGAACAGTTTCATACAGAAATACAAAGTGCATCTATAATATACAGATCAGGGTCAACTAAATTTGGTGATTCCCAAGACGATACACACTCGTTTACAGGCTCTTTAGAGTTATCTGGATCTACTACTATAGGAGGAAGCATTGCAAACGCTCACCAGATCACAGGGTCTATAGGTATAACTGGCTCAGCTGATATGGTTGGTGCTATAGATTTAGACGGAGGTATAACAGTAAATGGTTATGCAACTTTATCTCATACAGGTAGTAACGCAGCGACGGTAACTAACGGGTATGTAATATTGAGCGAGGTATCCCAAAGTCTAAATTTTGCAGACGATACTGCGGCAGCATCAGGAGGTATTCCTTTAGGAGGTTTATATAGAAATGGTAACTTTATACAAATAAGAGTTTCGTAACATGGCGGTAAACTATTCTGAATTATCGGGTTCATTAGTAATCACAGGTTCTGTTACTGCCTCACTTGGCTTTAGCGGAAGCTTTGACATTGATGAAACTACAATTAATCACGATAACTTATCAGGATTTGTCGGTAACGAACATATTGATCATTCAAGTGTATCCGTAACAGGTATAAACGGCCTTACCGGTGGAGGTGATATTACAACCAGCAGAACAATTACATTAGATGGAACCAGTGCATATTTTACAGCAAGTGTACAATCTGTTCTAGCATCACATACAGGTTCATTTGCAACCACAGGTTCTAATATATTCTCAGGCTCTCAAAATATTACAGGTTCAATTCAACTTACTGGAAGTGCAGCAATTGGAGGAGATATAACCGCAACTGGAGACATAACAGCCTATTTTTCTTCTGATGAAAATCTAAAAAATAACGTAGAATTAATTCCTAATGCTGTTGAAAAAGTGAAACTAATAAAAGGTGTAAGTTTTGATTGGAATAATAAATCTAATCATGAAGGACATGATGTTGGAGTAATAGCTCAAGATATAGAAAGAGTTTTACCTGAATTAGTTGTTACTAGAGAAAATGGTTTTAAAGCTGTAAAATACGATAGACTAGTTGCCTTATTAATACAGGTCAATAAAGAACTAATAGAACGTATAGAAAACTTAGAAAGTCAATAGTTGTAAAATACATTATTTTTTCGTATCTTATATAAAAATGTGTTATGGTTGTAGAACTAGATAATTTTATTTCTAAAGAAGAATGTGACTACCTTATCGGGGTAATAGAAAAAGACCATACAAGATCGTCTGTGGCTGGATCAGGAAACCAACAATCAGTATATGATGAATCTAGAACATCCTCTACATGTAATCTCTCAGATTCTGATGAAAAAGTTAGTAAGATTAAAAAGAAAATAGCAGCCTATTTAGGTTTACCTATAGGTAGAGGGGAGCCACTACAGGGACAGCTATACGAACCTGGTCAATATTTCAAACCTCATCACGATTACTTTACAGGAGACTCCTACGACAATCACTGTTTATCATCAGGAAATAGAACTAATACCTTTATGATATTTTTAAATGAAGATATGGAAGGAGGAGAAACAAATTTTCCTGATCTTAATAAAAAAATTAAACCGGAGATAGGAAAAGCAGTAACTTGGGACTTAATGATTGACGGTGAGTTTCAAACAGACACTCTACATGAAGGAAGTACTATTGATAAAGGTAAAAAATATATTATAACATCTTGGTGGAGAGAAAACGACTGGAACGGCGGTGAAGATACCAGACTAGCTCAAGTTAAACAAGATACGAAGGTAATTAACAGTAATACATCAAATAAAAAAATAATTACATCAGTAGAAGATTTTCCAAGGTTTACACCGGGAGGGTTTAATGTTATTAAAACTCCTGAAAGAGCATGGAATATTATACAGGAAGTTTATAATTTAGTAAGACACACAGGCATAAGAGAAGATTTCGAATATAAAGAAAACAGTATACCCACAGGGGATTCAGAAATATTAAACTTAGAACAAGTTAGAACTATTAGAGGTATTATACATGAAGAATTAAAAGGAGTACATGAACAATGGTCAGGTACAAGCCTGATACCTTCTTTTGTATACGGTATTAGGTCTTATACTAAAGATGCTACACTTTCTAGTCATGTTGATAGAATAGCTACACATCATATATCTAGTATTATAATAGTAGATAAAGACTTAAACTGCGGTTGTAAACAAACAGTTGGAGGAGAACATGATTGGGCTTTAGACATACAAGATCACGACGGCACATGGCATAAAGTCTATGCAGATATAGGAGATATGATTTTATATGAATCGGCAACTTGTTTACACGCAAGACTAGACCCTTTCAAAGGAAACTTTTTTAGAAATTTCTACGTTCATTATAAACTCAATGACTGGGAATATGCCGGCTAAGTTTATATCATTTGATTCCTGGTGGGGAGGCTTAAATAATATTAGAACTACATACGAACTTGCAGGTGCAATCTCAGTAGTTACTGGTAGGACATTAATTGTACCTCCAAAAATATATTGTCTCTTCCTTAGCGAACATCACGATAAAAAGTCTTTTTTTGATTTTTGGGAACTGTTTGATAAAAATGCTTTTTTCGAAAATTTTAACTGTATAGACTATAACGATGTACCCGAATATGAAAAGTATAACTCAGAAGTACAGTATTACGACGGCATCTGTGATGATATAAAATGTATACCCGACCTTAATCATCCTAATTGGGGACCTGCTAGTGATAGTTTTTTACATGATAGAATATCACCTATAGAGCTTAGAAGTGATGATAAGTTTATACATTTCCCTAGAAATTTATTTGGACATTGGTACTATATAGTGCCTGTAAATAATCCAAAACAAAGACAGGAAATAAAAGATAAAATAAAAAACGGTATTAAAATTAAAGATAAGTATGAAACTAACTTTATAAAAGAACCGTATAATGCTATTCATGTTAGAAGTGGAGACTTTAATCAAGTAAGAGAAAAAGAAACCTCAGCTCTCTTTAACAACTTGAGAGAGAAAGTAGACCAGTATATCAAACCAGATAAACCTCTATATATAGCAACGGATGAAACCGATAGAGAAAGATTTGCTTGTCTCAACGGCTATGATTGTAGGTACTTATCTGATTTTACACAAGCAGAAAATGTAGCAGCATTAGCAATGGATACGTTAATTTGCAGAGACGCAGAAGAGTTTTACGGAACAAGACTTTCTACTTTTTCTGACTATATTAATATTCTAAGGTATTATGAAAATAAAAAAGACTGTAGCAAGACCCTACTCAATTATAAATTCACAGGTCAAGAGTGCTACAGCTGGGATAATTGTTTTGTAAATGAATACTAAATTTGACTTAGGTTTATTTGGAAGCCATAACTCTGCTGTTGCTATAGCAGTAGATGGCGTAGTAAAAGAAGTTGTAGAGCTGGAAAGATGGCTTGGTATGAAAAATGCAGCATTTGCATTTCATTTTCCAATAGATAATCCAAAAGAAGTTCTTAATGATATATTAAATTACTTTAAAGAGAAATATAAAGTAGACAGGTACAATAGAGTAGCATTCAACTGTGATAACGATTTACATAAGACTATACAATGTAATGAAGCTGTATATGTGCCTCACCATACCGCACATTGTGCTAACGCACTATACCAGTCACCTTATGAAAAAGCACTCGTTGTAAGCTTCGATGGAGGTAGTGAAGAAGGTTTTTTTAAAATATTTAATGCAGAAAGAAAAAAAGATCCTGAACTTTTAACTTCTATAGGAATAGATTTATGCGTTACATACGCTGCAGTAGCACACTATTGCTCACCTATAAAACAAGAAGATAACTGGTGGTGGGGTAATTTAGTCTATGCAGGTAAGATAATGGGATTAGCAGGCTCTGGAAAAATTAGAGAAGAGTTTATACCTAAATTTAAAAGTTTCTATTTAGGACAGTCCGTAGATAATGTTAATACTGCTCATGAACGATTTCAAAAATTAGGGATAGACTTTGAACCAGAGGATATGGCTGCAACATCACAACATGTTTTTGAAAGTATATTCGTTGAAATTATTAATGGGTATAAAACAGACTTACCTATCTGCTTTGCTGGAGGAGGCGCAATGAATATAATTAACAATACTTTACATAATGCCTTTGTTTCACCAAATCCGGACGATAGAGGGATAGCATTAGGATGTTTACTCCATATACTAAAACCTAATTACACACTAGATAGCAGGTATATGGGAATGCCTTTTCAAGGGAAAAGCCACAATCCTAAGACACCGTATGAACTAGCTAAAATACTTTCTGATGAAAAGATAGTTGGATTAGTACAAGGAAGAAGTGAACATGGAGCTAGAGCACTAGGTAATAGGTCTATCATATGTATACCAAAAAAAGGTATGAAAGATAAACTTAATAATAAAGTTAAATTTAGAGAACCTTTTAGACCTTTTTCTCCTTTGTGTAGAGAAAAAGATACAGACAAATGGTTTAGAGCACCTAAATTTACTCAATGGATGTCACACAATGCTGAAGTTATTAACCCTATAGACGACATTAAAGACATTATACACTCAGATAATACAGCTAGATTACAGACGATCACAGGACTATCGAACCCTTATTTGTATGAAGTTTTAACAGAGTTAGAAAATTTAGGCTTTGAACCTATAATATTAAACACTAGTTTTAATAAACAAGGTAAGCCCATACTAAACACCTACGATGAAGCTAAATGGATGTTAGACAACACCGGGTTAGATGAGCTTGTAATATTATAATATGTACAATAAAAGCATACTACTTAACATAGCAAGCTATAAAGACCCAGAACTAATACCTACTATTTTGGACTGTATAGACAAAGCTAAATATAAAGATAGGATATTTTTTGGAGTATACGAACAAGATATTTCACATAATGTGGAGTTAGAAGAAATAAAAAATTTAGAGTATAAGTTTGAACACTTTAGCCATAATAAAGGCACAGGTTATTCTAGAAATTATATTAACAAATATTTATATAAGAAGCAAGATTTTGTTTTACAGATTGATAGCCATTCAAGATTTATAAAAGATTGGGATGTAAAGTATCTAGAAGATTTTGATAGAGCATGTAAGCAGTTAGGAATAGAAGATGGTAAGTTAGTTTTGACAGGATTTCCACCAGCATACCATATCGGTGAAACATATGAAATATATACTCAAAGGCCGGTAAATAGCTGGGTAGTTCCAATAGGAATAGCCCCATCGCCGAGCCATCATATTAAGGCTGATAGTAGAGCATTTAGGTCCGAATTTGAACTTACTGTTTATGCTTCAGGAGCAAACACATTTATGCCCGGTAAATTTGCATCTGAAAGCACTTATGATAAGTATGTAGATCCGTATAAAGATCAAGAATTAATTTCATTAGCTTGTTTTTTATACGAGTATAAGTTAGCAGCTTCTTTGAAGCCTAAGTTATATCATTGTTATAATGACAATACTCCTGGCAGTCCTAATAAGTATAGAACGCTAGTAGGTGAAGATAAGTTAGAATTTTATGAGCCGTACGAAGGACCATTAGAGGCTTATAGAGATAAATTTAGTAATAAAGTAGACGAATGGGTAGAGTACATTCAAAAAAATATTAAAAAATATAAAAATGCTTAAAAAAATTAAACCAAAATATAATTGGAGTTATTTTCTTCCACCAAATCAAGACTACTCAGTTCATAAAGGAACTTGTCTAGCTCACCAATTAGACGAATTAACGGATATTCATAAAGAGTATGGATTAGGAGAAACATATACATCTGAAAATACTGTTATAAGACAGCTGTGGTACGATAACAAAATGGTAGATTTTGAAGACCTAGGTAAACAACTTAACATGGAAGTTATAACTGTCTCGTCTATACTTCAACCACCTGGTAATACTATCGCGTTACATAGAGATACTTTTTTTCAGATAAACAAAAGATTTCCTGATGATAAAAGATTAAAGGTAAGAGCGAATATTTACTTAGAAGATTGGAAGGTAGGACATATGATACAGTATCAAGACACAAACGATTTAAATACTTGGAAGACATCTGACAATTGGAAAGCAGGAGAAGGTTACTTATGGTCATCAAAACCATTGCACCTATCAGCTAATGCTGGTATGAAAGATAAGTTCACATTACAAGTTTCAGGTTTTTATTTAGGATAAAATATGTGGTTATACAAAGGAAAAGTTATTAAAAGCATAGAGGATATGCCAAAAGATTCATTTGGTTTTATATATGAAGTTATTCATAATCCAACCGGACAAAAATACTTAGGTAAAAAAGTATTAGAGTTTAATAGAAAGCTACCTCCACTCAAAGGTCAAAAAAGAAAGAGAAAAGTCGTCAAAGAATCAGATTGGAAAACATACTACGGTTCTCACCAGACTATTAAGACGTTAATCAAGGAAGGCAAACAAGAAGAATTTAGCAGAGAGATACTACAGTTTGTACCGACTAAAAAGCTTTTAACATATTTTGAGTGTAAATACCTATTTATAAATGAGGTATTAGAACAAGGAGAGTATATTAATGATAATATATTAGCTAAGTTTTACCGAAAAGACTTTAATTATGAA